TTATTGCTGCTGAGGTTGAGCTGGGTAATGCTTGTATAGGGTAGACAGACCTACTCCATATTTGCGAGCCACATCACGATGCGAATAACCGGACCTGATTTCCTGTTCAAATGCTTTCCAGTGCTCATCTGTGAATTTTGGTTTACGTCCACCAATACGGCCTTTAGCCCTTGCGACAGCAAGTCCGGCTAATGTTCTCTCACTATTAAGGTCTGATTCATACTGCGCCGCAGAGAGAATATTGCGGAAGTTATAGCGACCGCTTGCCGTGCTGAGGTCAACGCCATCAGTGATAGAACGAATGTTAACCTGACGCTCGGAAAGACTCTGGAATGTTAACAGTGCGTGCAGGACATTGCGTCCGATCCGGTCGAGTTTCCAGATGACCAGCTCATCACCGGGCTCCAGCATATTGACGACCTTATTAAGCACAGGTCGATTGGTCTTCCGGCCCGAGGCCTTCTCTTCAAAAATCAACTTGCATCCGGCAGTTCTCAGCGCCTGCATCTGCAACTCTGTGTCTTGGTGATTACTCGATACTCGTGCATAACCAATAATCATCAGCCTTACCTCTTCTCGTTTGGATAGAACCAGGCTAACACATCTTTAAAATTCTCAAATAGGTTCGCCGACACTAAAACCCAGCAACCTACAAAAGGTTCATTTAGAGGGAGATGAGGACAAAATTGCCGCTATGCAGTCTTGAAAAAACGGGGCTTGCTGATGCGCGTGATACAGCAAACCCCGTATGGCCTACACTTCTGGGGGAGCAGGCCAGTTAATATCTGGTGCTATGGAGGTGTCTACCGCTTCCAGCGCTTCCAGGTAATCCAGCCACAAATTGTACTGTGCCAGTTCATCACCTTTCAGCCGACCAATTGCAGCTTTCCCGATCCACTGCTTACTGTCTATATATTCTCTGGCCTCAATAATCAGGAAACGTTTTTTATTCTCTGCCGCGCTGATAGCGGACTCTTTTGCGGTTATTACCGTGAAACTACCCATTTAATATTACCTCGCGAGTCAGCATTTCACTCTCTTCAGCATCAGGACCATAGAAGCCAATAAGTCCCACGATGACTTCCCCAGACTCCTTTCTGGCTTTTCGCACAGGATTAGGGCTTAACACTGAAACAAAATCGACTGCGATATCGCCATCCTTCAGCGTGCTGAAATCGAATGAATCAGTAACACCATCAACTTCAATCGTTAATACGTCGCCCTTTGCCGACACGTTCATAACGTTATCAGAGCGCTGGGGAGTAAGGATTGCTTTCATCAGAACCACCTTCCTATAGCTGTATACCCAAGATATGCCGCTGCATTTTGCACATTGCTAATCAGCGCCAGTGAAGTCCCTGTTAGTGAACGTCCGCGAACGGAAGGCCACGAAGAAGTACCCCCAGAAGAAAGCGAAGCGGAAGGTGTGACTGTGGGCGTAGTGCCTACAAAGGTTGCCGGAAAAGTGAGCCCCACTTCACTGGAAAAATAAAGGTTAGTTGTGCCGCCGCTGGAGTTGTTTGCTGTGGATTCAGCAGACCGTGTAAACCAGCAGATTAATGTTCCGTCTGCAAATTTGGTGTATTCGCCATTTGAGTTAGAACCCCGCTCAATAATTGCACCGGTTGGAGCGCCCCCCGTCTGGGATACTGCGCCAACCATCGCATTTCTCTGAATTGCCCCGGTTATACGTGAATCATCTCCCGCAGCAACCGTACCGGCAGTCGTACCCGTGTTTTTTGCGGCAGCATTACCCAATACCACCCAGTTAAGCCATACTTTTGCATCACCACTGTAGGCTCGAAACGCAAATTTAAGCGGGTTGTAGCCAATCGCTATCTGAATGTCATACGAGCCTTCAATACTGTCTACCGTTAAAACAGTAGCGTTGAACCCTGGCGAGTTCTGCGCATCCTGATATGCGAACCCCGTGCTGTTTTTCGGCGGGGCGTTTAAATCCGCAATAACTTTCCCCGTATGAATGATGGCTTTTGTCGCGTTTTCTAAACCAAGCTTTGAGAGAACGCCTGCGGCATCAGTCTGGGCAAGCACCTCTCTGGCGAACGCTGTCAGGTCTGTTAATGACGCGCCTTTAGGACCAGTGAAGTACGGAAGTTTGTTAGCAGCACCGACCAGAGAAGCCAGAGCGCCCAGGGTATCGTTACCTGGGGCATAGAGTTTATTCAACGCGACCAGAAGCTGACCAGCTGTTGAATCCGGGGCCATCGCAGCAGCAGTAAGGATGGCAATCAGCTCGCTTTGAACATCGCGAATAGAGCCTTGTTCATTATTAAGGTGTTCTGCGGGGACAATAGTCCCCTCAACCCCTGTTGTTGGGTTCCCATCATGAAACAGGTTGTCAGGGGTATTAATGGGCGGCATTAACGATTTCATTACGCATTATCCTGATAGGCGAAATAACAAAAGGTATGAGCCGGTTTTAAGTCCTGAAAGACTTCTTCAATAACCGGGTCGCCAAATGAGGTAAGCCGTTCACCAGCAGCAGAATTACCAGCGCGGAAGCGGTAAACCAGTGTTCCGGAGTTTTTAACATTCACAACCCACACCCAGATAATGTCTTCGACAAATAGACGATCACCGGCGCGATTAGTACCCGCTCTGAAAGGCTGGGGTTCATCAATCGTGACGGTATATCCAAGGCTGGATGCCAGTCGGGTGAAGTATGGGATGCTGAGTCCGCCCGTCTCGGCCAGTTTGGCCAGCACGCGCTGCTGGCGCTGTTGATAGCTGGCCCCGGCCTGAGCTGTCAGGCCAAGAACACGCTCCCAGTCTGAGAGCAGGTTCTGAGCCATATAGGGCGTGACGCCCCCTTTAGCAAGTTCAGCCGAGTTCTCTACATCGTCGAAAACCCGGGATTCAGCCTGCAAAGATGCAGCCAGAACCGGCTGACCGGGGCTGTAACTGACTTTGGGTAACAGTAAATTCAGTAAGGTATAATGACTCACAGTAATCCAACCTCCACATTACCGAGCCGAAGCCACTCCACTTTCTCCTCATTGACGACCGGGACGATATTGGCTGCAGGCGCGATAAATTCGCGGTCACTAATGCCTGGAATCAGTGATATCAGTGTCCCGGCCTGGCTACGGATAAACGGCACGGCAGGTTCACGGCGACTGTCGTCATCCTGAAGAGAAGCGATAATTTGCGTAGTAGCATCGGCTAGTGTCAGACCATCCAGAGATACCTGGACTGAAACGTCAAAATTGACAATGGTCGGGGCAATAACCAGGGCGTTCTTAGCCGTCACCGGGCGTACGTCATCAATATGAGCCTGAGTACGATCAATAACATCCTGAGACGGCAGACCACCGGCAGAGGTGATCACAATATCAACGGTGCCAAGACCCCGACGCAGGGGATAGACATACGCAGCTGATACACCTGCAACTTCAAGGGCCCAGCGCTTATAGTCATATTTATTGCCGCCTGCAGGCGGTCGGCGAATAACATCGAGTAAACGGGCCAGTAACTCAGCATCAGTCTCTTCGTCAGTGCCACCAGACATCACCCCGACGGTCACCGTACTGTCGAGGCCCGATGGCGTCGTGCTGAGAATGGCAGTGGTGGTCGAGGTTGTATTACCGGCGGTGCCTTTTGCCGACGAGATAGCATTAACAGTGCCTTTGCCATCGGCTCCGATGGTCAGTTCCGCTGTTGTTGTCCATGCCTGGCTGTCACGCTTAAAAACTAACCCTGCTGCTGCTGTCGTGTTGGGCTGTCCGGTAAATGTGGCAGGACCAGAAGCGCTGTTAGCGGGTTTCTTGGTAAGCCCTCGGGTTCTCGCGTGAAGGTAGAGATACTCAGCATCAGCGGTATCCGGAAAAATCTGACGAATAATCCAGCCCTGATGCTGGTAAAGCCCCTCGGCAACACTTGCAACACTGGAGGCGCGAACGAACCAGTCGCTGTCTTCACCCAGTTTATCGTCAGTCAGTTGCAGCTGGTTTTTAATATCACGCAACAGCTCATCGCGGATTTGTGCTGTTGTTTTAGTAACGAAGGGCATCAGCTCACCTTAACCGGATATTTCCAGGTCTGCGGTGAAACACCGGCAGACGTAACAGTGATAAGCAGCAGGAGCCAGCCTGGCTGATAGCGTTCTGCCGTTACATCAATGGATGTGGCCCTGCCATCGTCCAGCAAAGGCTGAAGCGCCTGCTCTGCGTACTGGCGGGCGAGTTTACGCACGCGAGGCGTATCTTTTTCCCGCTGTAGCGTGTGCAAAAGTGACCCCAGTGACGGTGCCGCCCACCATGAGCCAAGCGGCGTCATTAACCGTAAATAAACGGCATTGGCCAGGGAGTCAGTGCTGTCACCGGTATAGTCTCCGGTGACTGGGTCAATTAGCATTTCCATGCCGACATAATATCGGCAAAGGAAATAATGTAAGAGTTGAAGGGGTTCAGTGGGTTAATTAGTTTCAGAAAGGTAAACAGGAAAATACCACAAATTACATCAGCTGATTAGGTTTATCCGTAGTTCCTGCATCGCCACCATGCTCGTGGTCATGGTCGTCATAAGTCTCACGTACCTTATTGAGCGTGGATGTACCGTCAGCAAGGTCATTCGTTGCTTTCAGAAGCGGTGTATCGAAGTTTGCTTTATTTGTCGCGTTGACATCATAGTCGGCTGTATTAACTGAATATTTATTTTTGGCATTCACGATAAAATCATCGCAATTGGCCTCAATAATTTTCCCGCGTTTAAGAACAATATTACAGCCTTCATCCGTATACAGTGCAACTTCTCCCGGCTTCAGTTCTTTCAGACGATAGCGGCCGTGCTCCGTCGCAATAACAATACCGTGGCTGGTTTTACCGTTAATTGGTAACACGACCGCCATCGTGCCGGGTAGCGGATTAGAGGTGAAACCATAATGCTGAAAGAGTTCTATATCCTGTAACGGTTCAGGGCCAAGCCCCTTGCCCTGGATAGTCTGCGCAGGCCCCGCGCTGTTAACGCGAGTTATTACGCCTCTGAATGCGTTTCTGATACGGTTTAAAGCCATATTAATCCGCTGATCCACTTTATTCCACATCAATAATCTCCAGCTTTTTATTAACCTTAGCGCGGCTTTTACGCAGTTTGCGTTTTTTAGGATAAGCATCGGGTATCCAGATACCATCCTCTTTCAGCCTGAGCGTGGTGACGGTGTTATCGGGGCGGCCACCGCTAAATTCCCGGCCCATCAGAAAGAAAATATCGTCTATACCATGGGGTTCGCTGCGTACACGAATACGCTGACCTGGAGCCCAGAGCTTGCCGCTCTCCATGCGATGACCTTTCACTACAGCGGTTAACTCATAACCACTGAGCCGGGCATCTGCCATGGCTTTTTTAGCCCGATAGTCAACCTGCGCCTGGTTATCAGCATCACCCACAACCATGATTTGAGGTCTGTAAAAGGAGACACTCGGGTCACGAACGACACTGCGAAGACCATGGAAACCACTCTCAGGGGAACCAACCGTCGTCAACAGGTCATTATCACTGTCGTCGTCACCATCATCTCTGTAAACATCAATAATCTCAGTCCCTGAGGAAGACTTAGAACCCTGAGCGTGTCCCTGAGCCAGTACGGTCAGTTCGGAAAAAGAGCCATTCACAGATGAGCGATCGCTGAGGTCGAGAATATTATTCCCACGTCCATCACGGTTAAGCACAAGAGTAGCCACCGGGTCGGCCGTGTAATCCGGGCCACCGATAACCAGCGTGCCGTCAGGCTCAAACCATGGCCAGAGGCCTCTGGCGGCTGCGGCACGCTCCAGGGTATCCCAGGCTCGCTCCCCTGGCTCAACGCTGACTTTATCGCTCTGAATTGATGACTCAGCCTGCAGACGGATATTTCGTATCCCGAGTGGCCTGACCACCTGAGCGATAACTTCTTCCAGGCTCAGTTGCCGGGAGGTGAATACGGGAGATGCACAGTCAACAAGGACGGCAGAACCATCGCGGCCAGAAATCCCCAGAGATACCTGTTGGCGTGATACGCGACGCTGAATAGTATCCACACGACCGGACATCACTACGTCATCCCCTACGCGAACCAGCACAGGCACACCCCGCGCAATTGAGGCCGGGAATACGCCATCAGGTAGCCCCATCGTCACACTCCAGGCGTCAGCGGGCACCAGAAAATCAGAATCAATCTGATAACGACTCCAGGAACTGTGGACTTTGCCATCAATAATCAGGCTCACCTTGTCCTGCGAGCTTTTATCTTGAGTAGGCATTCAGTACATCTCCCGCTTTCAGTGCATTGGGGTTACGTAGCGTCGGATTCAGGCGCAGCAGCTCGCTGGCGCGGCTGTAGTCTGCATACCAGAGATGAGCAAGCAAATGCAGGTTACAGTCGGCATCAACCGTTCTGGTGGTAAGCGGTGGTCGCTGAGTGATGACGGTGGTCCCCAGCTCCTGGACGGCCAGCGCGATATCTTTCAGACCATTAACAACAGGCTGCCAGGTTACACCGCTCGCGCTGACCGATGAGCTGACAGCCTGAGTGTCGTCTGCAAACAGTTCACGGGTCAGGTCAATAGCCTGTTGAATAGCTTTACGGGTATCACCGGCGATCTGTTCAACATCATCCGGTGAAAGTAATGTGATGACGCTTTCATCGCTGAGAATATCGGAAGCATCAGTCGCCAGCTGCAGCGCAACCTGAATTCGTGTCGCGGTTACCAGCTCGGCTATATCGCTGACTGAAGAACCTGAAGGCGTTGCCACGGCCGAGGTGGTCTGCCCTGTAATCAGTTTCTCGGGTAATGCTACGACTTCCTGCAATGAAGTATTACCGCTCTTCCAGTCCGCCATTATGATCCCGGCCACGCCAGTGACGTCCGATGACGTGCTGGCATAAGACCCTGGGTTATTGCTCACCGAAGATTTTGACGAGAGTGATGTCAGGCTGAGAGCGCTCTGCAAATCGTTCATATAGGCTTTGGGGTAGTTGATAAAGTCAGTTGTCGTGCTGACAAAACCAGTCAGTTCACCTTTAAGAACGGTCACCATATTCAGCGAGGTGGTCGCCAGCCCCTTGATACGCTTCATCCATTTTTTGGCTGTTCTCAGCGGAGCGAGCACATTATCGATGGCGGTCTGTGCCATATCGAGAGTGGACTGCACCTGGTTGAAAATAATGTCAGCCTGCGAGAGGGGATTATCGCTGCCAAAGAAAGGCACTTCCGGTTTCGCCTGCAGGAAAACCACCTCAACAACGCAGTAATCCACATTTTCAGCCTCGTGCGATGCCTGGTATTCGATGCATTGCATATAGGGCATTGAACCGAAGACGGGGTGAATCAACTCCGCGTTACCGCGCTTATCGAGCGCCGCAAGGAACGACTGCAGGCGGGTTTCATAGTCATCTCCCCAGAATAACGACGTTATTCTCAGGTTGCGCGGTTTGCGCCCCAGGTCGTCAACGTCACCGCCATCGACATAAGGGTACTCGTAGACCGCCGTATCGCGGCTGGCGCTGTCACGGGTGTTAACAACGTCAAAGGTCACGCCACGGAACGATGCATCCTGTAATGAATCCTCCCAGCTCACTGCGGGCCTCCTGTCGAACCACGATTCGCCTGTTCGCCATTGACGTTGTTAACCGCCTGCGCGATTTCCCGCTCATCAAGCATCACTTTGGTAGTGATAACCAACGGCTGTTGCTTCTGCTGCTGCGGCAGCAGATAGGCAGGAACCCCTGTTGTCGCCGGATTGGTCTGGCCTATTGTCGTCGGGGAACTCCACCACGATTTGATTTCGTCAACGGCATCCATCAGTCCTGGCCTGGCCTTGACGGCATCGAGCATTCTGGCTTCGCTGCTGGAGTAATTATCAGCCTTGAGGCGAGCGCGGGCATCAGCATCACCACGCTCAACATGTACCAGAGGGGCATCCTGTGCCCCCTGATAGAGCGCTAATGGAGCCAGTATTTTCCCAAGGAGCCTACCACCGACACTGCCACCATTGCCTTTAATCGCTTCCCACGTACGACCAAGAACGCCTCCGGTACTTCCACCGGCACCGCCGCCTGGTAATTTAATGCCACCGCTGGTAAGGAAATTGATTCCCGCAAAAGCTATTGCTGCAGCCGTCATCGCCTTTATACCTGTAGTCGCACCGGAAATTGCCGTTGTAAGCTCTGGATACTCTTTCGCATAATCAGTCAGTTTCGAGGCAAGGTCAGCATATAAATCGGCAACAGGCTTCATTGAATCCTGTTCAGCAAACATTTTTTCAGATTCGAATTGCTGGGATTTATAAGCATTGGTTGATGACATTACATCGAAAGATGCGGCACCTGCACCAACTGCATTTTTCGTTCCTGCAATTTGCTCGTTTATAAAATCCTTTTTCATAATGCTTGTTTTTAGCCCGGTACTTGCCTGAGTATCGGCAACAATTTTGGACGTAATTGAAGATATAACCAAATCAAGCGCGGCGAGAATATCCTTCTCTCGGTCAGTACCTTTATATTTTTGAGCCTCAACACGTAATTTCTTCACGCGACTATCAGCAGATACTATTCCTGATACAGCATTTGTGAAAGCATCTGCAGCGCTTACCCCATGTAACCTTTGGTCAGCCATATAATCCGTATAAGCAAGTGTTCTGCCATCTTTTGTTTTGAATCTTTTATTCTTTAGAACGTTTTGTGTATCTGAGCTAGTATACTTATCAAGGAGATTATTTACATTAGTTGATGCAGCACTATTATCACCAGCAGTTTCGGCATTCGCTTGTAACATTGCTAAAATAACGTCTAAGTCTTTTAGACCAGACATGCCAACTGAATTCGCTTTTGTTAAGGTGAGTGGCAAAGAACCGGCCATATCTGCAAGTTCATATTTACCATTTTCCCCGGAGCGAATTGTTTTATCGTATACCGCTGGCAAATCACGCATATCAATACCAAAGTTTTTAATTGCGCCAATACCAATTTTTGCCAGGTCCTGCGGATTAGCCCCTGAAGCCGAGGCATAACGCGTGATATCAGGCAATATCTTCATGGAGGTCTTTTCATCAAGGCCACCTGCAAATAATGCGTTGAGCGTGTCCTGTGCTGATTCAGGTGTCCCGCCGCCATAGCGTACCGCATTCCTTATTGCATTATTAATGACAGGGATTTTTTTAATACGCTCCGATGAGGACAGTTCGTTATATGCAGTATTCGCAATTTCTGCATTACGACTTTCAAAAGCCATCTGCCGTTGCACGGGGTCTTTCAGAACCATTGTTGCAGCTGTAACGCCTCCGGCGACAGCCCCAACAGTGGAAGCAATAGGTTTAAGGCTCCGTAGACGCGTCATTGTATTACTGACGCCACTTAACTCAGTACGCAACTCTCTGACACGCTCCGACATCCCCCGAAAAGCTCGAGACTGTTCACGCGCCGATAGTGCACCACTGCGGGTCAGTCGGTTATAGGCCGCCATGGTCTGCTGAATCTCGCGCTGAATCTCACGCTCAGCCCGAATGCCAAGCGTTGAGCGGGCGGAACTGGCGCGACGGTACTCATCCTGCAGGCTGCGAGATGCACGAATGGCCGAGCTGGTATTCTGCTGCTGGCTTTTCGCCTGCTCGTCGCTCGCTTTCTGTGTGGTTTTCGTTTGCTTGAGAATGTCCTGCATCGCCTGACGCAGGACTTTGGATGCACCGTCTTTAGCCAGGAGGGAGAGTGCCAGTTGAAGGTTGCGTGCCATGGGTTATCTCCCTTTATTTTTTTTCCGGCGTTGCGACTTAACAGTGCGGGTGGTTCGGGTGGTGTTCTGGCCAGCTTTCTTGCCATGCAGGCGAGCCATGGCCTCGATATACCCGTCCAGTTCCGGACGGGTCATGCCATGTATTTGCTGTTCAGTGATGCCGTATCGTCCGAGGGCTAGGATGAGGGTTCGGAATCCGGTAAGTCTGGACTCGGCAGCATCCGCTTTTTTTTAACATCTTCAATCTGCGCATCAATGAGATCGAAATCATCATCATTGAGCTCATTCATCAGCAATTCGGCCGTAATATCTTCCTTCGGCAAATCACCCAGCGACGTAAGGGCGCGGGCCATCACCGCTACGCGATAGTACATACTGGCGGCGGCACCTTCCGTAGTACCGCAGGCTTCGTCCGTCAGACGCAGCGCTTCAATGGTGTCTTTGATGACCGGCAGGCCCACTGAATAGGTGTAATGCACCTTATCACCTGCTTTAACGCCGTATAAAAGAGAATGCTTTTCCATTATTCCTCCACGCGGCGCAGCGCATTCATGGTGATATCACGCTTCGCTTCATTATCCACGGTGTACTGGGCACCAACCTGGGTCGTGAAGCAGTCCAGGTACGAGACACGTTTCCCGGTGCTGTTCAGCGGATACTGGGTCACCTTCGCGCCCTCAATACCACCCCAGTTCAGGTCACCGGATTCCGGGATAACTACAGAGACGGTCAGCTGGATTTCCTCAATACCACGGGAGAAACCTTTAGCACGACCGGTACGGTTCATGGTTTTCACCAACTTACGACCGGTGGTGACGTCTTCCTTGAGGTCTGTAACTTCAATCTCCTGGCCATCGACTTCCATGACGATCGCGCCAACATATTCTTCAAGTGCCATGGTGCATTACTCCTTTACAGCAGCAGGTCGATACGACCGGCGAAAACATGCAGACCGTTCACCACGTCTGCCGGGATACGGGCATTGAGTTGGTTACTATCCTGAGAATCACGCTCAACGATAAGCGAGGACTTATTCGCTTCGACCTCCTCGATAATCTCCAGCTCTTCGAGCTTGATGAGGACATCGAGCAGTTCGCTCTGCACCTTCGGTGGCGTGCGTGAGCTCAGCTTGTCACGTGGGAAACGCAAGGAGATACGCTCACGGCAGGCCTTGCGCACGTAGTCCAGTGTTCGGATAGTGGTAATATCCAGCAGCGACACATCATCCACTCCCTCAGCGTTCTTGGTGTACGTACTGATGGCTCGTACGATCTGAACAGTATCGCCGGGACCAATCTCAAACGGCGTCAGTCCGTTATAGAGCGCATTCTCCTGCTCAGTACGACCAGGGCGACTTTCGAGCGGCGTCACATCAAGTGCACTCATGGCCAGCGTGTTCAATGGGCGGGCTGGATCTTCTTCGCTGGCGATTACCGCTGCATAGGCTGCTGCAATCTGCGCAGGCATCCTTGCGGAACCGTTATGCCAGCCCATGGTGATGCGCCCACTGTTCAGCGATGCCGCAAGCGTGGTGCCGGTTGAAAGTGAATTACGCCAGCCAGCAACCCCCAGCGCACCACGTTGTTCTAGCGGACCGCTAACCTTGTCCAGATGATTACGCAATACCGTCAGCGCGTCCTGAGTGGAATATGGGCATACCACGATGTTATGACCGGCGGCAAAAGCGGCTGCCAGCGCGGGCGCAATATCCGGGTCAACATTACCGCCTGCCATCTTCACCACTGTGGCTGTGACGCCTGTTGCCGTCACGCTGGCACTGATGGCAATATCGTTTCCCACTGTTCCCTTATGACGGGATGTCAGCGTGACGACACCGTCTTGCGCTGCAGCGATAACCGGAAGGCCCGATTTCTGGGTGATTACCTCCACGAGAGAGGCTGCAATCGCAGCAGCGGTATCCGCAGACGTAATCCCCACATCAAGTCGGATTCCGCCAATGCTGACGCTGAGCGTGCCGTTAGACGATGCTGGTCCGGTGATGGTGACCGTGCCTTTCGCCGCTGTCGCGGTCGAAGCATCGCTGATACCAATCATCTGCAGTTGCAGGTAAGGATTCGACTGAATGGCACTGGTGGCCATCTGATGACCCAGTGAGCCACGACCAAAATAAGTTGCCGCCTGCTCATCAGAAAAGATATCAACGATGGTCAGCTCTTCAGCCAGCCCCGTATCGAGCATCTGAACCACCATCAGGACGGTCTGAGCATTACCAGGCAGTGTGCGCACGGCCAGGCGGGTATTAAACTCAAAATACTTACCCGGCTTGCGAATGGAGCCGATTTCATACAGCTCAACATTAGGACTGGACACTGTTCACCTCCTGAGCATCCGGTTTATCAGCAGTTTTAACTGCCTTTTTATTGTCAGCGCTGGTAACCAGAATCAGGTCACCGGCGCTAATCTGACGGCGGTAATAGGCAGAATCTTCCACCGTGACATCGGCATCGCTGGTGATGTAACGGCGGGCATTCTCTTCTCGCGGGACTTTCACCCCCGTCGCGGCTTTAACTTTCATCTGGTTCATGGTTTACAATGTCCTCTGCAGCATCAGGCTGCTCCGGGTTCTTCAGGTCATATATCAGTCGGGTACGCAACCACTCCGGGTCGTCTTCGCTGGTCTTGCCGTGGTAGGGACGGAAGAGACTGTCGTCATGGTCATCAGGTGCATCGACCAGCGGATACCGTCCGTTCTCCAGCGCGTTCTCCATCCATTTGGTGTCAAACTCACAGGCGAATACTGAGAAGGCATTTTTCTCCAGCCGGGTATTAAACAGAGTGCGCACGCGGCCTGGCTGCAGGGCATCAATTTTCAACCCTGACTCCGCCATATCCTGACCGGAAAGCAGGCGACGAACGGCTGCAATCATACGGTATGTCCCAACTTCATCCGGTGTCGGGCCGCCTGTGCGGGAAGCCTCTTCACTGCGGACGCTTCGGTCGCCCACGATGACCACAAAGCGGCCATGCGTCACAAACTTATTACGGGCGGTACTGCTCCGCTCAGTCTTCTGGACCCCGCCGAACGTCACCCACACCCCCGGTAACTGGCGAATAACTTCTTCAGGTTCGCCATCCATCTCCCCACCGTAGGAGCTGACCGCGCGGGCAATACGTCCAAGCCCCTGTTTCAGACGAGTGACGATGGCCTGTTCGATGCCGGTGATAATCATCAGAAACCTCCACCACCGGTCTGGTCACGTCCGAAGACGCGACCGCCGGATACCATACGGGCACCTGTGCCACTGCGAACCACTTCCCCGGCGCTGGTACGCCCCAGGCTGATTCTGCCGTCAGCGACACGCTCCAGATAACGGGTGGCATCTTCGTAACGAAGCCGGATTTCTTCTGTCATCTGAGTGCCCGCGCCGCAGAGCAGGTAGCGGGCAATATCACAGCATCGGCCTGCCAGTACACGGGGTACGTCAGACCATGGCACCGGGTAGCGACCGCAGAGATAGCTGTCGATTTCGGCGCTGGCCTGTTCCAGCGCACCATTCAGGACAGAGTCGTCGATCGCACCGGTGTAGTTACGGTCAGTCAGCGAGACGCATTCCGTCTCGCCAAACGCCTTCACCATGTCATCCCGGTTTGCGTACATGGATTAGCCCTTTTTCTTTTCCGACTTTTCAGGCTCAGCGCTGGCCTCTTCAGACGGCGCGGTTGATACCTGTGCCGCCAACAGCCGGTCTCGTTCAGTAGTAACGCTTTCCAGTTGTGTCAAAGAGGCGTCAAGCTGGCTTTTAAGCTCAAACTTTTCAGCATTGATATGGATCAGTTTGTCTTTAAGCTCAATAATTTCATTGAGTGCAGCTTTCAGTTTTTCCTCCACTGGCGCGGTGTCTGCGATATCAGCCACCTCAGCGACGATGAGATTCGGATCATTTTTAAGGATGGCTATTTCAGATTTCGTGAAACGATCATCCGGATAAGTGACCGTTCTGGCACTATGGACAATACCGAGACGGCGGAAACCGTCACGACGGGCAGTGATTTGAACCGGCATTATGCGTCCTCCCCGGTAGAGCCATACGCCATCTGCCAGAAGCCATAGCCACCGTTTGCACGGGCTTCAGCACCGAAGAGAAACTTCTTACGCATCATCACGTTGTCAGAGTTGTAGTCGGTCTGTTCAACAAAGACCGGTTTCTTACGCTCCTGATAAATCAGGGGCTTCACGGGTTTGGTCGTATCCAGAAGGAACCAGGCGGTATCTGACGTCAGCTCCGGGACAACCAGAACCTCAGCAGTCCCCTTGTAAGGGTTTGGCGTATTGTCCGGGAAGCGGTCAGCCGTCATCAGATAGTTGGCATCGTCTTCAAGAGCCGGAGGCACAACCAGGATGGTCGGGCGAATTTTCAGGGACGCACCTTCATCATCTTTCAGGCTGCGCATAGCAGTTCGTGCCGCGCCGTAACTTGCTTTTGCTGCGGCAAGAGAAGTGACAGCAAGCTTTTTCGTGCCTTTGTTAGAGACCGACTTGCCACCGGAAAGGTGGTCGGTATCAAAGAAGGGCTGACCATCGTAACAAAGGTTGGTGAAACCGTTGTTCAGGAGCGCGAAAACAATATCGGCAGGTAGCTCGGCAGCGGACTGTCCCGCACCTTTCGCCTGCAGCGCATATCCCATAATCTGATCGTCTTCGATATCGTTACGCTCAACCTCAACCGTCGCTTCCCAGTCTTTATTGCGAATGGTGTAGTTGAACGCGGCGAACGCTTTAATAACCTTGTCGCCAATCCACTCACGCATTTTCGGGAAACGGCTCAGCCAGCTGTAGTCGTTCTCTTTCCCGGTCGACGGCACCACCATCGCAATCTTCTGCCAGTCTGACGGCGTCTGATCAAAGGCATTCTGGTAGGTCGCTTTCAGATTAATGAAAATCTGACGCACATTTTTTACGTTAATTAACACGGTTCTCTCCTTATTAAATCAGAACCCAGACGCCATCATTTTCAAGCCCCAGCACCTTTCCGGCGACCGGACGGGCGTTGGTATCACTGGTTTTTGCCACTGTCTGGCTGTCCACCACGTAGCAATCCTTACCAATCTGCGTCTGCGTGACCGCGTCAGCAGTACTGTTGGCAAGGAACCAGACTTTTCCGCGACGAACCAGCACGCTCGCATCACCGGCTGCACCGGCAGAGTTATTCACCCAGCCATCACAGATGCCGAGGGTGGTATTGGCTACCGTGGCGCTGCCCGGGACAGCAAAGCCCGCTGCGTTGGCCGCAATAATGTGGCCGCCAAAGAGCTCAGTGGCTGCCGCAACCGGGACAGCAAACAGCTGGCCGTCGCGATAAGGGGTATGACGATCCATTTTTCTCTCCTTTATTTGAGATATTTCGCGACGTTTTCCGGGTCATTGCCCATCATGGAACAGATGGCCGGATCAATAGCATCATCACCTGCAGGTTCAGACTTGCGGGCAGGAGCACCTGCCGGAGGCTGGCCGCCGGTCTGGGTTGTGGTGAGCGCAGCAATCTTCGGTGCTTTTTCGATGTACGCTTTCAGGCTTGTCGGGTCTGACTTCGCCAGCGCCGTCGCCCATTCCTGTTGTGCAGGAAACAATCGACCATCGCTTAACGCTACCGTGATGAGTGATTCCGCTTCCTGAGTGGCCAGCGCGGCCAGACTGGTGCTGCCTGCCTGAGCAACGGCCTGCTGAACGGTGTCGTGCATCACCTGGACGGAAACCCATTTCGCCGGGTCCGGGGTGTCGATTTTTGCGGTCAGTTCGGCGATGCTCTGCGCGTTCTGGTTCAGGATATCCAGCAGGCTGACAGATGCCGCTGCTGTAGCATCCTGCCCGTTAGACAGAAGCGAGATAATCTTCTTCAGTTCGGCCAGGATTTCATCTTTCGTTGATGCGGTCGGAAGATTGAGCATCCAGCGCAGGTTGCTCAGCAACTCGTTCAGGAATTCTTCATCCATTTCGGTGTAACCCTCGGTGGTCAGGTGGGTGGCCATCATGGAGGCGGCAGCGAGTAACACTTCCTCCATCCCATCAACGGCCGGAGTATTGGTCAGCGCGGCATTAAGGATCTCCAGCACCTGACCGGTTTTGTCGTAAGAAAATACGGGGGAAATAAAGCGGTAGGCTTTTGCGGCCACCATGTCGGCAGCGGCTGTGGTCCACTCGACATCGACAGCAAAGAGGCCTTCACCTTCGCGCCACTCCAGTTTTTTGAAAAAAGCCGCAGCGGGAGCGGGCAGACCATTTTTGGCAGAGCGTAGCGTCTGATGTTCATAGTCCAGGACATACGGCGTCTCGCGGGCATCGGCGACGGCAATCAACCGCTCGGCGATTTCACGCGTCATCAGCCAGGCAGCGCACTCGGTCGGACGACCATCGCGTGCCCGGAATTCGCCAGCGGGAAACAGCTGGATAACACCAGGAGTAGCGGTGTTAATTTCCTGGGATAGTGAGGCTATCAGTGTTAGTTTCATGGCGCTGAGCGTACAGCACCACTAAAAAGGGAATAAGTTGAAGGGGTTCAGTGATTAAACGTGGGGGGCGTTATCGCGGGACGGGCTTTTCGGCTTTTCTGTCATCTCTTTCCGGAGAGACTGGCGGCGCTTCTGGAATCGCCGTTCGAAATAACGGTCGGTCAGGCGATCGAGAACCCAGAGAAACACCCTGAAGCTGATCCCAATGATGACCCATTGCGTCACCGTAAAATAATCCAGGAATGCCTTGAAGGTTTCCACCACTTCCCCCGTTAATCGAATGAGCCCCCCGACGATATCGCCAGGGCTTTTTAAACCCCTTTTAAAAACGATTAACAGTGGATGAGGCGAATCACTCTACCACATTTGCGATAAACGCGTCTGCGTGGCTTACAGCGCCGCTACGCTTATCCATCAATAATACGCTGGAGATAGCTTTCAGCGGTTGTTTCCATCCCGCTGACGTCATCCTCGGTCAGGTGCAGGAACGGTCGCGCGGGCATCTTAATTTTATATGCACCAATGGTATTCCACTGGGTGAAGTTAGACCGCGACTTTTTCACGAACCGATTACCAACCGAACCATTTTTATACTGGCGGTAATAGGCTCGCTGGCTCCTGGCGGCAATACTGATTTCACCGCCTTCCTGATGAATACGGGCATATTTCACGTTAGTACCGACAACCGCTTCGTCGTTGGTACTGAACTGCGTAATACTTTTGGCCAGCCTGCCAGAACGTTGCAGGATTTTTCCGCCATGACGTTTACGGGCATATGCCGGACTCCATCCCATCCACTCCGGGCGGCCTTCGCGGGCAAAGTTCTCTTCAACCGCATCGGCCATCGCTGCTGCCATTTCCCGCATCAGCGGCTCACGCTGCTCCAGCTTATTGATGAGCTCGCCCAGAGAACGTTCGAAGTCGCCGATATCATAGGTGATGGTATAACTCATGGTTTCGGCCTCAGTAATACAGCATCATCAGCAATATCCTGTGGACGGATAACATCGCCGCCATTGACGAGCGCCAATCGCCAGCCGTCTGCAACAGGCACAGCCCGGACTGCGCGAGTCCCCTGGTCTGCGACCATCGTCCACACTAAATTATCACCATCGAGCCAGACATCCCCGTCACTGGCCAGCAGCGCAGGAAGTTCTGACCACATCGGCCCCGGAGCCTGACGGACGTCTGATTCGTGGATACTGAGTGTGACCGGCTGGCGAATACCGCGCTCTTCAAGGCGGTTAAGCAAGTCAGGCGAAACCCCGCCTACACGCTTGAGATCACCTCTGGTTTTACCCCGAACGCTGACGGCATCCACCCATCGGCGTACATCGTCGCTGACGGAAGATAATACAGCCGGGTCGGAAAGCGTTTCGCTGATGGCCAGCGCGGCCGTTCTGGGTGGCGCAGTAACGGACTGGTCCATCAGACGCTGTCCCAGAGAAGACAGCCAGCCCTGACCCGGATTGTGACCAAAGCCCGCATCCGGGGTATAAAGCTCACCGTTAAAGCGCAGTGCCTGAACCTCTCGGGTATCGTTGGGCCCCCACGCCTGTTGGACGGTGACGATATCCTGTTCCCAGGATTTAAGCACAATTCCAAGACGTTCAGCCTCGGCCAGTGAACGAGCCCGGATACGGCAGCGGCAGTGATAGCCATCGGGCGGATACATGAACTGCCAGACCGGATCATCGTAGCGTGCGGTAAAACCGTTCAGCGCCGCGTGTCGCGGTCGGGTTCGCAAATCCATGACGGCCACGCGTTCCCAGACAGGACGAAACTCCGCGTTGGCCATCTGCTCTTCATAACGTCCGGCACCATACGCCGCCTGCATGTTGGTTTCGAAGATGGTGCGCAGACGGCGTGGTGTCAGCTGCTTGCCCTCCAGCACACCATCCTCATCTGCGATTAAGCGTGCTTTATCGGCCAGCCAGCCTTTACGAATCAGGGTTGGCGTCAGCTGGCGTTCGAAGTCACGCAGCGTGCCGCCATTCTCCAGATGAGCCTGCAGAGCGCCGTGAATATCGGTCAGAATATCCTGCTTAAGAACGCCTGCGACCGTGAATTCAGTGGCATGGGTGCGGGCTTCAACATCGTGCCAGTTAAAGCCTATGACGTAGCCCTTAGACTCAAAATAGCGGATGGCTTCTTCCGGCTTCAGACCAATGGCATACCCGAGATCAACATCAGCTTTCGGCATTGAGTCGCCCCCAGACCTCACTCACGAACAATGCCTGGTGCAGCAGCTGCCGGAGCATCGAATCATCGAGCTGTGGATAGCTGGCGGCGATAATGTCCATCGCCTCATCAGGCGTCTGGCCTTGTTGCAGCGCAGCCACTAATGGGGTGATCAGCTTTTCCATCGCCAGGTTAATGGCGGCACCTGGCTGAAGGGAGTTATCCAGCGCCTCCTGTGCAGGGTCAGTAATCTCCCCGGTACTGCTCAGCGCAGTAAAATGACGGAACGGTGAAGCCGCTGCCTGAGTCGTCAGTGCCTGTAACGAAAGCGGCGAGGCCGGAGGCGTCAACACGGCTTCATTGTCTTTCGGTTCCGGGATACCAATCTTTTTATGCACCCAACTGACCGGGATAGTCTTCATCCCCGCACCAACCAGCTTTGATACGCCCTCGGCGAAGACCTGGATATTTTCCAGCTCGCGGGTATCAAAGACCAGTCGGGGCTGGCGGCGTGGGCTGACATCGTACCCGTTAATCGCCAGTAACATGCGAATAACACCCCGATAAAAGCCCTCTATCTGGCGAGCATCAGCGGTCAACAGATCATGGCGGACTTCATTGTGTACAACGCCCAGCGCGTTGGTTGAGGACTTACCGTCCGCCTGGGAAGTCAGCGTGCCACCGAGGATAACTTTTGATTCAGTGCGCTCAGCCCAGCTAATCATGGCCATAAAGGGATCAGACTGGCCGTTCGCCGCTTCCTTAAACTCAATTTTGGCCCCTTCGGGAATAATACCAGAGGCATTATGGCCAAGCGTGACAAGCGCCTCCATCAGCTTGTCCTGCTCGTCCTGCGTGGCCCCGGCGATATAAGTACCGATACGCGCGGGCAGACCGTATATCTCCAGGAACTCGGCCAGGTCACGTACGCTGTAGTTTTTGAAGAGGTACGGCCAGACCAGCACGCGGTACAGGCCGGACTGGGCTATATAGCCAGATTTAGCATTGTGCGTATGGACCAGCCAGCCGAACGGCCACAGTTCTTCGCCGTCCATCGACCCATTATTCAGCCGGATTTCATCACCTTTATCCGGGGTGGTGCAGAACCAGCGATGCGGGCGTAACTTGATTCGGGTAGGCAACCACAGATTCCCGTCTCGCTCCCACTTCTCAATCTCCTGAGCGGAAAAACCGTGGCCAATCGCCTCGGCCGCATTGAGAGTGATATCTTCCATTTCCTGCAGGTCAGCAAACCAGCTCGCCACCATTGCCGCCAGTTGCTTCTCTTCGGCGGTGGCGTTCGGCGGCGGTTCGATACTCCAGTCCAGCGTCAGCAACGCATTCTTGCGTTTGGCCATCTCAGAAAAAATATGGCCGTCCCGCTCAACCATATCTTCGAAGAGGTCTGCCTGGGCGGAGATATCGCCGCGCTCAGCCGCCTCCAGGATACGAGGCAAGCGGGCGATCGTCATTCCGCGTGAGGGATGCGTCGGCCAGTCCCGGTTCAGCTGCACGGTGCGTGCGGTCTGAGGGGCTTTCAGCACGTCTTTGTTGAGCGGGCGACCATACTGGTCAAGGATTTGAACCATTTATTACCATCCTCCGGATGAGCCGAACCGATCGCCGCTGCGGCGCGGTGCCGGTTTAAAATCAAAGTTACCCGCGCCAGACACTGCCAGCGCCCATAGCATGTGCAAGGCATCAGGCCCGTCATCATGGTCTGCTTTCGGGAAGTGCCGGAGCTGGTCAATCAGTGTGGTTTGGGTGGGGTGCAGGCGGATGAGGCCATTAGCCATATGCGGCTGCAGGGATTCGATACGCAGCAATTTATCCGCACTGGGGGTGACGGCGCGGGCCGGAACCGGCACCCCGGCCATGGCCGAGCGTTTCACCAGTTCAGTACGCAGAAACTCCTGGAACTGAACGGACTCAACCGCCCAGATGAGACAGTTGTACTCGCGCTGCAGCTCGATCACATCGGAAATGATGCGGTCGGGTACGCGCTTGCGGATGCGGGCTTCAACAACGTCCAGAATACCCGTGAAGCGATTAAAGCCACCAACCAGCAGCGCGGAGGGGTCACGACTGTTACCGGCCTTACCCAGGCTCGGGTCACAGGCACCATAAAAGCGCCATTCCGCCAGACGGTTCACCCAGAAGTTGATACATCCATTGAACGGAGCATCTTCGCCGTTAACCGGGTCATTCTGGTATTCGGCATCGAAAGTGCCGTGGCCATCACGCGCACGAATCAGCATCAGCGTATAAAGCGGGCGGGCGTCCCACGAAACAACGGCACCAGCATCCATTTCGGCCCGGTGCTGCTGATAGAATGCCTGTGCCAGCATCTCGCCATCTTCATCATTGTTCCGAAGGGTCTCTTCCCAGCGGTCCCACAAATCCATATTGTGCGGCCAGCTGATGAGCGCTTTAAAGCGGGCTCGTTTCCACAGTGGATTCTTCAGCGTGCGGGATAGCACCGAATCATGATGCAGAATGGTGCCGATATAAACGACATCAAATTTGGCTCCGGCTCCCCCCAACGGCAGAACGGTTTTCTTGAGCCAGTTATCAAGTTTGTCGCGCTGTTCGGGGTTTCGTACCTGTTCGTCGTTCTCAATATCATCGAGTACAGCAAGGTCAGGACGATATGGGCCATGGCGCAGACCACGCAGCTTTTTACCACTACCGGCGACCTGAACCTTAATATCGTTACGCGTGAGGATAGTCCCTGCCTGCCAGACGCGGCCGCCGCCCGTAGCCTCCGGGAAGTCCATCAGCAGACGCGGGTTGAACTGCAGCTCAGCTTTGATAGCTTCCAGCATCGGGTATGCCTGGTCTATCGAGTCCATAATGATGACCGGGTAATGTTTGAGCGCCAGAACGATGCACCAGATAACAAACAGCTGGCTCACGATGGTGGACTTTGCTTCGCCGCGGGGTGCGGCGATGGCGTCGTTCTGCCCGGTTGTCGCCTGGATAAGTTCCGGAAGACGGGAATAAAGGTATTTATGCAGCTCGCTTTTCGCTGTATGGCGCACATAATGCGGGAAGTAGTTCTGTACGAAATACTCAAATCCCGTGGAGGGGTCAGCCACGCAGGCACGCCGAACCTCAATCGCCGAGGGTTTAGGATCAAAGCCAACATCTTCGGCCTCGATGGTCCGACGTAGGCTGGCCCCCAGCTCGGCGAGCTCGGCGAGGAAATCTTTACTGGAAAGCTTCTTACCACTGACCACAGGCTTAAACCCCATTTAAAGCGTCATTAACCGCCTTTTCAAACCGGTCTTTTGCGGCCCATCGTTCATTACGCATGGAGAACTCAAGGCATTCGATACGCCCGTCAAGCAGGTGGACGTTAACTTCATCCCGGAATTCCGGTAACTCTACGTAGGCAACCTGGCTCGCCATGACGCTTACGCGGGAGTTAACTCGAATCAACTTATCAGCCATAATGAAACCCTTTTTATTCCTGTTACCGGAGGACTTATGCCCCAACACTCAACATTGACTGTTGATCAGAAAATTCAAATCGCCAGAATTGCGGCAGACCTGATGATGCATCACTGCCCGGAACTAACGTCCAGTAACAAAGTAGCGACATTCTCCAGCCAGCTTGAAACATGTCGAAGGTTCACTCAGGCTGGTGACCTGTCAAAATCCCATCTCTATTCTGATATCGGGATTTATGAACATACTTTTGATTGGTTCTTCAAATCAGTGATGAAACACGTTACTGATGAATCTGTGTCCCTCGAATAACCATTGCGACTTCTGCAGGACCACAAACCGACTGCATCACCAGCAGGACAGCTTCGATAAACTCTCTCTGGGTAAAATCATCCGGAGAGAAACCAGCCTCAAGGGCATTGTTCATCTTTTCAATGTATTCAGCCCGTGCCTCACCCGGTGACTTTCTTTCTCTAAGTGCCATAATGTTTCTCCATTTCGCCCCCGAAGGGCTCCAGAATTTCAACGAACGCAGCAAGATGCTGTGGGTATTGCTCAGATACAAAGAGGCTCAGCTTCTGGATCACATCCAGCGCCACCGCCAGTTGACTAACCTCCGGCAGAATCTTCTTGTTCGCGGCCACGGCCTTGTTGAAGGCATCCGCCAGGCTGGCCAGCAACTCCACCCGCTTATCCGGCCCCAGACTGGTGTCGGTCGTCAGCAGCTCCAGGGTGACCTGATACTGCGTCATCAGACCGGTAAGAATGGCGCGGCCAATATCCTCAAGACCGTTGCCTGCCATAATGTGCGCTGCCCTGAGTTTGTCCCAGTCATCACCAGCATCCTGAGCTTCTTTCTTCCAGCGTCGGGCGGTAGCAAAGGCAATACCCGCCTGAGCCGACGCAATCTCCAGTGACATCTGACTAAAGATGTATGATCGTCGCAGTCTGTCCCGTGTTTCCTGCGGATGCGCCATAACTACAACTCCAGTTTCGCGCGGATTAACAGGATGGCGACAGTAATCAAACCACCTGTAAGCCCACCGGCAATTGCCCCGGCTTTTGCGCCATGCCGCGTCGCATCGGCGTTAATGTCTGATAAACGGGAGTCAATACGTTCCAGCTTGTCATTGATGCCACCCAGGATATCTGGGTTAACTGGCATCTGTAATCGATCCAGTTGCGCTGAAATTCTGTTTAACGTTTCCTGCTCGTCCCGAACCGTATGGATACGGCGGGTACGACGCTTTTGTCTGGCTTTCATTTGTCGGCTTTCCTGTCGAGTTTGTTATCGATGCGCTCAATGGCCGCTCGCAGCTCTTTCATCGCATCCATCATTGCTGTGTAGTTCGTCCGGGCATCTTCGCGGCGCTGATACTCGTCGCGGATACGTTCGACGGCTTTTTCTAGGTCGTGAATATCCTGATTCAGGCGGCGAATAAAAATCCCGCCAAAGAGTGCGGCCAGTCCCAGAGCAATCTGGAAGGCCGTGTCGAGAGTCATTACCGTGTTCACTCCTTTCACCTGTAATAATCGTTAATAGCTTGCAGACGGTCGCGGAGTGACAGGCACCATTTGCCATATTCCGCGCTATGACCAACTATCCCGGAGGGAGAGAGTCCGCCACCGGCGCTGATGGCATCTCCGGTATCACCAGCAGCGCTGCCGGTGGTTTCTGGCAGATGGTGACCAGCGTGGACTGTTTTGGCTGTGGGGTAGCCGAGGGCTTCACGCCAGAGTTGCAGGCTGGCAGGACCAATGCCGGTATAAGTATTGCCATCGCTTTTAATTGCATTTTTAAGCCTCTCTTTCAGGTCTTTTACTGCCCGCTGATGGGACACTTCCTGTGCTACGAGCTGACGACTCAGGTCGTCAGCTTTGCGCTGCCATTCCTGTTGCGCCGCCAGCGCATCTTTCAGGTCGGACGCATACTGGTTCGCAGCAGTAATACGCTCCTGATCCCACAGTGATTTTTGCGTGTTAAACCCGCTGATAAGCGTCGATTTCTCCTGGCTGAACGCCAGCGCCTGGTCGCTCAGCTGCGATTGCGTGATGCACGTTCCAAGCCATACACCACCTCCCGACAGAACGACGATCAGCAGAAGTGATTTCCAGTTACTTTTGAGAAGTTTCAGGGTTATCGCCCACATGATTCACCTCTCTGGCTCGTTTAATGGACATGTGCTTCGATGCCTGGCTCTGAGCAACCCACGCGCCCAGATAAGCCCAGTACAATTCAGTCGCAATCTCAGTACGGGTGACCGTGACCCAGACGAGCACAAAGGAGCTGATCAGGAAGGCTCCCAGTACGATGGTGTCGGAAGTGGAGAGCCGCCCAGAGCCGGGATTAGTGATGAGGTCACCCAGGGAGATCAGACGCATAACACGGCCTTAGCCACGTCATACCGTGCCTGACGGTCAGCTTGTCCCTGTGCAGGAGGGTTAATACGGCGGGTGATAGCCAGAAAACTACCACTGTCGGCCAGCTCGTTGCAGCCGTTCGTCTTCCAGTACCATGCCGCACTTCGGGCCGCTTGACTGAAATTCAGCAACAGGTCGGGGTTATTAAGCAGATCAAGGCCCAGACCTTTACCACAGTCCCGGTAATTATTTCGCAATGTGATCTGAATCAGTCCACGACCGCGATAACGCCAGCCATCACCAGACGCCTCATTACCATTCCCACCCTGATTGGCATAAACGTAATTCGCCATTTTCTCTGGGTTTCGGGTATATCGACGTGCAAATTCGATTTCAGCGGGTTCAATGATGCGGTTTTTATTAAGATCAAAATCGCTTCGGAAGATTCGGGCAACACGCTCAGCGTCGGAATAATACAGATTCTCGCTAATAGTGTTAAAACCGCCGCTTTCATGGCCGACCTGAGCAATGAATGCCGCCAGCCTTTTTGGGGTATTAATCTGGAATTCATTAGCAGCGGCACAAAGAGGTGCCAGCCAGCGGGCAGCGACAACGGCTGAAATGCCTGCTGCTTTCTGAAATTGTGATTGAGTTAAAAGCATGACGCCATCCTGTTAATTATGGATGGCGTCAGTATTTCATGGGGTTAGTTGGGTAATAAGTTGAAAGGGTTCAGTAGATTTCTATGGTGTATCGACATCAATGATTTCCAAATCATCACTTTCCTCAATCATATCGGGTGGAGGGTTTTTCATGGCACTCACACACTCTTTACCAGATTTTATATATGATTGACCCAATGAGTTTACCATCTCTACATCATTATTTGTTTTTGCATTTAATCTAGCCATCCAAATGCTATATGCGGTAGATGGTAGCATTGCGCAAGAGCTAAATGGTGTTGGGTTCGATATCAAATCCTTTCCATACAGCTTTGTAGCGTCATTTTGCAGTTGAATAAACCGCTTGCTGATGGCTATAACTTCTGGAGTGGTATAACCAAGTTTTTTATACATATCGAAAACAGGGGTTGCCTCTGTTAAAGTTCCCTGTGTTTCTGAAAATATCCTCATGGTTTCTTTAAGCTGTTTGTTATAAACATCAACATTTTTTGTGTTTGGTATCATCTGAGAATATGCATTGGCACTTACAACAAAAACAAAAAGTGACACCATTAGCCTTTGGATTTTCAAAATAATTTTCCTTGTTCATTTGAAATTATGTTTTTCTGGTTAGCAAGTAACCCCCAGGCAAAGCGGTCACTAAAACCATACTTAGGACAAAGTTCAGTCATGGCTCGCGGTGACGGCACTCCGGTATCACGCATAGCTTCAAACTCAGTGAGAAATGCCCGGTTACGCAGCTCACGTAACGCACGATCGCAACGAGGAAGATACAATGTTTCACCGCCGAAGTGCTTCACCAGAATACTGGCGTTGTCTTCTCCTACAGTATCTTTAAGAAGACGGGCGCGGCTTGCCCCCATAAAGCGGATACCTTTTCCAACAGGGAATGTCGTACCACCTAGCGCCTTAATCAGTTCGACAGTAGCAGGGAACCCGATAAGTTCGGCAATGTTCAGAACCGTTTCTGGCAGAAGTGATTTAACCTGTTCGAGTTCCATGGAACCTCCGATCAAAAAAGCGGGAATCACTGTTAATGATATCCCGCCTTTTGTATGTATGAGTAGTATGACTAACTGCCTTTTTGTCGTCGTCGGGCATCAATAATCAATGCCTGCAGTAGTTTCGTTAATTGCCCATCATCCAGCCATTCGATAATCTTTTGCTGAAACATGCGCTGCGAAACTGATTCTGCGTATTGCCAGGGACGACCAGCATCAGCCAGCAGGGCTTCAATTTTTCCAAGAACAGCCTGTCGGCGGTTTGCAACATTTGGTTTACGACCATGTTGCCTGGCTCTCTTTCGTGGAAATCCCTGCTCATGCATATATTCGCGTAGTTTTTGTAATTCCTCAAGTGTACATTTCGTACTTGATGTTTTTCCGGTAATTCGCTGCATAGTGCTGCGATAGGTAGTATCATCCCAAAGAAGCCATTTCTGACCCGCTTTAATTGCCCCAATTAACGCCTTCTTATTAATTAACATGGTCACACCTCGCTATTATTTTCGCTGTGACCAGTCACACTGGTTAAGTTCAGCTTCAGACATTTCAGTGTTAACCAGCAATTATGCTCTCCCTTGAAAGCTCCACCACAATGCTCTGGCGGTTTTGAACCACATTTTTTACATGCAGGAGTGTTCTCTTCTTGCTGTTGTAACTGACGAGCATCATTAAGCAGCAATAGTGCGATATATTCATTACGGCTATAAGGTTCACGTCCGGGGTTACGGTTTACACGGCCACGCTCAAGCGCGGCCAGTTCCTGATCGTTAATAATGATTTCAAAGCGGTTTAAACCGGATGTTTTAGCCTGGCTTGCTCGGGAACGCTGCTTACGCAAGCGAGCTCGTTCACGCGCTGTCATTTCGTCCATTTTTGTCCCCATGCCTTAGTATTGACGTACAAGGGCCAGATAATTTTGTCTGCTACCCAGGCCCCAATTTTTTTGCTGGCCAGAATTAAGTGAACCGCCCAGTACACTCCCAGATAACCACCAAACCCCAGAATTCCCGCTATCCCCAGTAAGACCCAGATGCTGTCGATATTAATAGTCATATATTTCTCTGTTGAAGTTGTTAACGTGGCAATAATTCATGGGCCGTTCTGTAATCAGCGGTCAGCCTGTAATAATATGCTTGTTTGGCAGTAGCGACCTTTATCCCGAACTTCTCACTAATCTCTCTGAATGGGACAGGATGCAAAGGATCGCTGTCACGAAGCTCTCGGATGAGACTTACATCCTCATCCGAGACAAGGCAGCAATGGTGGTGGTCGCCAAATTTTGCAAAACTAATTCTGTGCCTGTAGATAAAATCCTCCAGAGACCAGGTGGTACGGCCAAGATGATGAGCCATTTCATTTACTGTCATATCCTGGCTATGCAGGTAAATGAACGCCTTTTCATCTTTGGTATAAGGTCTGAACCGGTAGCATTTGATTTCACCTCTGCTGCGTAAAAGCACGATTCTGACCCTGACAGCCTCCACACTTCGGTTTACACGAGATGCCATCTCTTTTGCTGTCAGCTGCGGAAAATTATCGACAATAAATTTATCGTCTAGGGCAGACCAGGCTCTAAGGTGTGCAGGACATTTTCCTGGCACTCCAAGGGGTTTCAGGTGCATCATGATTATTCTCCCCTTTGGATATCATCAAGAGTCGCATCAGTGACAATCATGCTGAGTGGCCAGATAATCAGAATGAGCCAGTATTTTTTACGCGACAGATTATCGCCTGATAAATGTTGCAGCACGCTGACCCAGCACCATCCGAGATGGAAGTATGCAGCCAGCATTATCAATACGATGCCTGTAGTCATTTGATCCCCCTGGTTTTCCGGTACTGCTCAATAGCTTTCTTCATTTCACCCTGCTGCGCGGTATTGCGGATTCGCCGGTTGCGAGCGTCAAAAAACTGAAAACGAATGCGCTGCGGGAGCGCAGGATATTCAACAACCTGACTGGTATTGCGAAAATGCCAGACCCGGCGGTTACCGTTATCCAGGAACTGGCAACCAATGACGTTATTCACAGGCCACCTCCTGCAATGAATTTCGGTTATGCAGAATGGCAAGGCGCGCCGTTTCCCATGACTGAAACATAAAGATCAAACCCAGTTCACGGGCTCGCCGGAACTCCCGGAGCGCACCTTCGCTTTTTTCCCAGCCATCAAGCAGGAATACCGCATCAGCCTGCTCCAGCATGGAAATGGTGATGGCTAGATACTGCCGATGTTCGAGGTTATCGGGCAGGATAGCCGGATTCAGGACGGTGAAGCCTCTGTCTTCAAGTACACCGGCCTCAGCATTGAACTCTGCCCGGTTGAAATCGTGATAACCGGTCATCGGTCCGGCGACGAAAACCACGGGCTTACGCTGTTGCTTGGTCATGATTTAGCTCCCGCAATCGCCAACAGCTCTGAAGTACGTGTGACAGCATGATGAAGCTGCGCTTTGCTACCGGCACAATAGCCCTTAATAACAGCATCATCAGTGCCACTGGCTTTACCAGGTTTACGTGGCTCCAGCTTCTTCATGCCCTGACTCAGTTTTTTATTGCGATAGCTTTCCATCAGCGTCTCTTCCACCTCAGTTACGGTAAAGTCACTGATCACTGCGTAGGCACCGTTGACCCAGGCGGAGCAGAACGTATCAGCACGGGCCACTTTGGTTGCAGGTTTGATATTTTTACGCAGCGTGGAAATGTATTCACGGCGGGCCTTCGACAGCTGCTTGCCCAGAACCTCGAAGGAATATGCTGCCACCTGAGGACGTTCATCTGGCCCGTAGTAGGTGATCGTGCGTTTTGCCGGAGCATCCCAGCGCTCATGACCGTGGCTGGTGTAGAACTTCACACCGAAAGCCAGCGCTATCATGTGAGCCAGTAGGGCCATATATTCCGGCATCTTTTCAGCATGTGATGGGGCTTTCTGAGTGGATGCTTCGTTGATATCCATCATCGCCGCATCGGCTTCAGTCAGCTTGTGGTTTTCCATCAGTCGCTGGGCGCGTCTCAGCGCGAGTGCTGCCTCTTCAGCGCTGGAGTTATTACGCGCCATTGCCAGCAGTTTTTTAATACGCTGGAGATATTTCTCTTTATTTTCCATTGCAGACTCCTTAATTCAGGCGTAAGCCAGCCCCTGCGGGTTTACGCCATTTTTGAAGATGTATTAATTTATGTTTAAATTAGCTTGCTGGTTTTAACGTATTAATCTTGACGAAATAGGGCTCCAGATTAATTTCAACAATTACCCCGCAATTAAAGTCACGGGCAATATCGACCGTTTTTACCATTCGGCTACCGCGTAAAGCTGGACAGGCATGATGAAACGCCGAGCCAACTTTATATGTTGCATTAAACTCTTTAGCTTTCATCGGGGACTCCCCAGCCGCGATTTGCAGCGTTCGCGCAGAACTCCAGTCGGCGCGAGGCCCAGAACCGACCAGAGGCGTCACGAGCAAACATCAGCGCCTTACCCCATAATTCAGCAGCCCTGGAATATTCGCCATTACGTTCGGCACGAATCGCGCCGGTGGCATAGCATCCGTAGTTGTTACGAGCTGAGTTTTCTTTAATCTTTCCTGCCATATCACACCCCCACGCCAGCGATATCGAGGGCAATCGGGCGGTATTTCTCGCTGTCACCGACACGCTCATAGACCCGGATATACGATGATGTTCCGACCAGTTGCAGTGCCTCACCAATGATAATCATCGCTTTCTGCCAGCGCTCGTCATCAATTTCGAGTTTCCGAAGTTTCAAAACCTCTGCAACTCTGATAAACCCCGTCTTATCAACGCGGAATGCGTCATTAATCAACGCCCGAATTTCAGGGCGGGCATTCTCTGTCCAGTCTGAAAGGCAGGCGTCAATCAGCTCTTTAGCCGCCTGAATACGCTCATCGAATGACATTTTGTCGCTCATGGCTCGTTGGATTTTGTAGCTCCCGTCATAAGAGTAAAGGGTCACATTGCCTTTTTTCCCGCCGACACTCACACCGTATTCATTAGCAGAGAGATCAACAAACGCTGCGATATCGGTAAAACCACGTTTCTTAAACTCAGTGAGAATTTCATTCACTTTTTTTGCATGAAACACCAGTTCTTTAACCAGCTGATCGCGTTCTTTATCAATCGGCTTAATCAGGTGCTCTGGGATTAAGGCACCTTTGGCATCTACCCAGTAACCAGCGGGTACGGCTTTATCAGTAAATTGTTGATATTCAGTGGACATATTTCTTCTCCTTAAATTTACGTGAGATTTTCTTAACAACTTCGTTAACCTTCATCAGTACATGACCGGCAATGCCTGAACCCACTTTCCTGGCTACTTCGCCGACCAGCTCGCTGTCGCCATCGTCGGGAACGACCTGACAGCCAACTTCAAAGCCACGTGGTCTGTCCTTAATGTTGATAATAATTTTCGCCATATCTCCCTCTTATTAATGAATGGACTCTGACCAGACGACTTTGCAGCCATCCTGAATAAATACCCCTTGTTTATATTTTCCTGATTTATCCTGCCCAAACTCGATATAACAGGCTTTGCCGGTTTTCAGCAGGTGTTCGCAAAACGAATGGCGCTGAATACGAATAACCGGCTGACCTTCCCGAACCACGATGCCTTTCACTTCCACGCCACGAGCCTGGAGGGAAACGACGACAGCTTCGGTACGATACAGCGCTGAAACCAGCGTGTTATCTGATGTTAAAGTCAGCATAAAACCTCCTTAAATCCGGATTAATGGATCAACATTTCGGCTATCTGATTGACGATATGACCGCTGACCGGAACATCATTCATTGCACTGGTACGGACGGCACCGCGCAGCAGCTTGAACAGTCGGCGGGCATTACCTTTTGACGCGTTGAACAGCGCTTTGCTCAGGTCTTCATTCAGGCCATCCGGGAGAACGCTGCTGGCGATGACGTCAATATCAGCACCCGGCAGGCTATGCCCGAGGTTGAGCGCGAAACCGACACGGCTATAGAGCTGTACGAGCTCACCGCGTTTGCCCTTGAGGTTCAGAATCAGGCGAGGCATACCAACCAGGACGATGCCGATCCCCGTTTTGTCATGGATGCGACGGATTGACTCCAGCGCACGCAGAGGGAGGTTCTCGGCTTCATCAATAATCAGCACGCGCCCGGAGTCGCGCAGCTTGTTGATGCAGGCCTCGCTGAGTTCGTGCATATTGCCGCGCGTATTGAGCCCCAGCAGGTTGCAGAGCTCTTCCAGGACTACCCGTGCGGTGTAGCCAGGGTCTGCCTCAATCAGCAACGCATCCCGGTATTTGGAGACGTAGGCTTTGCAAATCATCGTCTTGCCCAGACCGGCTTCGCCGTAGAGCACGTTGATATCACCTTCGACGTGTGCCATGCGTATAACATCAACGGCTTTGCGTGTTGTTGGGGTATCAACAAATTTGACGCTGATACGCGCTGAGCGCTCTTTTTCATGCTGGCGATCGATAAAGCTACGAATATCGTTTTCCAGCGATGCAATATCGCCGTCGTATTTATTATTCAGATACTGGCTGATTACGGCCGAACTCTTACCAATGGCGCGGGCGACCTGCGTCTGGTTAAGACCTTTTGCTTTCATCAGTTCGACAAGTTCATTTTTAGCTGACATAATTACTTCCTCTGTTTTAGTAAATCAGCGGCCTGTGATGTCCAGTCAGAAGGCCGCTTTTTTATTGCCCTGACTTTTCAGCCATTCTTCTCGCTCTGACTCGAACAGGAACACATGTTCCCGGTCATCATTAATACGCTCGGCATCCGATGGTATTAATGCTCCGAAATCAGGGTACATATCGCTTTCTGGCAGCAATCCTCGTGCCTCTGCTTCAATCTCTTCTCGCTGTTCGTCGATGCGCTTCAGACGACGCTGGCGGCGTTTCTCAACGGCGATATCCATCATGCTGGTTGGCAGCGCGGCACGCTTGTTGCCGTTCCAGATGGCGGTGCAGACATAAGTACCGTCCATGCGGCGAACGATGACGGCAGCAGGGTCGTGGATGTCATAGGCAACCCGGACTTCCTCACCATCGACCTGTATCAGGTCAGCGCTGAAATACTGGTTATTCATCAGGTCAATCCAGCCCCGCTGGGCGGTACGGCACATTTCCGGCATGAAGGCTTCACGAAGCTCGATATCTGTCAGATATTCAATCTCATCACCCTCAGCGGTCAGAACCTCGCGACGGTACTGTGCTGGCGTCATATGCACACCATTACGCTTTGGTAGCTCGCTGTGCTCATGCAGGTTGTTGTATTTGTCGACTTCCTCAGCAATGGTATCCAGCAGCATCTGCCACGATGGAAGTTTACGCAGCGCGTTACGCTGTACGCTCGTGAGCTCGCGACCATTCTCCTGAGCCTTAATCGCTGACTGGATGGCGCGACCGGTCATCCGGACATGCTCACGGTCGGCCCCGAATCCGTTGTAAGTATCAAATTTGTTGGCGATCGCTCTCGGTATTACGGCGTTCAGGCGTTCGATAATCCCGCGAGACTGAGGCCTGCCTGGAATACTGGTCGGGTGAGCAATACCCATGCGGGTGAAAATACCGGTGATATCAGCATCCAGCGTTTTGTTCGTTTCACCGCCACCGTTATCCGAATAAACGAAAAGCGGTTTCCCGTGGAATTTCATGGCGTAGCGATAGGCATCTGCTACCGCGATGACGTTCTCCGAGAGGGCCAGGCTCCAGCCCACCAGGAAGCGGGTACGGCCATCTATCACCAGCGTCAGTTCAGGTGTGAATGGACGGCCATGGACCGGATGAGCAACTTTCATATCCAGCGACTTACCATCCGCAATCCAGCAACCATTTACTGGCATCTGTGACCAGTCACGTTTCTGGTAAACCTCAAAGGCCAGAGCCGCTGAACCGCTGATACGACCGCGAGCGCGTTCACGTTTGGGCAACTTTTCCATCGCCCGGCGAACGGCATCATAAGACGGACAGACGGCGAGCATCGCTGGCTGTCCCGCATAAATAGCCTGCCATTCAGCCTTGAATGAACGCCACGCATCCACCAGGGAAGGGCCTGAGAGTTTCCGCCAGTGGGCGAGAAAATCAGGGAGCCACTTAATCTGTTCAGGCTTACGCGCTTTAAGATGGCCAGGGGCCAGTAAAGCAAGACGTTCGATACCCGGGCGGGTTGAAAGGTAAACAGACAGCCATTCCTGGAGTGTTCTTTCACCCACGCCACGACGGCTGGAGCCTTTACGGGCATTGGCAATATCAGCCGCAGCCTGGATGTTCTCCGGGAGTGAACCCTTGCGTGACTCTTTGGCGATGAACTCAACCGCCGATGCGCGAGACATACCGATATCCCGAAGGCGCTCAACCTCTGCGGCTAATAATGCACGCGCATCGGCGATCTGCTTCTGGCGTTCGGTAAGGTCGGAAACTTCACGCTCCAGCAATACCGGGCACTGCCGTAATAACGCCAGCTCATCACGGGGCGTTGTGACTTCTCGCTTTGGGGCCGCTGGAGCGGGAGAACAATCAGACTGTTTCAGCACCTCGCGATAATGCCGGGCTTTGACTATTTCACGCGCCTGTTCAGGCAGGCAGTCGATGTGGTATTCGAATGCTTTGCTTCCAGCACGCTTGCGAACCAGTTCAGGGGAGTTGCCCGCACTTTTCTTAAGGCTGTATCGCAGTCCTTGTTGTGTTGTTGGCAATCCAGGGACGCCAACTAATTCGTTAACAGTCACGAACATGTCACAGGTCCTTGTTGTAACGGCTTGGCCAGATACTGGCGGGTTCTAAATTGAGAGCATTTGCAATAATGCGCTCTCCTTTTGGATAAGAGCGTGCCAGCGCATTTTTCAGCGTGTCGGGTTTTAGCCCCGCGCTGGCGGAAAGGCCGCGCATAGTGACGCCACGCTTGTGCAGCTCGGCGACAATATCGATGCGATGCCAGTCACGCTGTACTTCATTTCTTTCCAT